GACTTCGACAGACTTTTTCAGTTTTGCCATCTATATTTAGAGAACAATTAAATTCTACGCTGCATTCTTTTTCTAATTGTCTTGCAATTCTTTCCTGTGGAATCTTCCAATTGTTTCCAAGGTGTTCAATAAACGATGTAAATTTAAAATGATGGTGTCCTTTATCTGTATAACATGCACCGTTTTTAATTTGACTTCTTTGTTTAGCTTGAGGCCCATTAATACAATACTGATACAATTCATCTTTTAATCTATCTGCAATTTGTGTTCCTTTAGGTGGATATATTGTTTCACATCCAGGTCCACGCCATTCATTTAATTTAGCTCGATAGTCTTTTGGTTTTAGAGGTTCAAAATAAATACCTGTTTGTTCCCAAATTAAATTCAATACTTCTTTTTGTGTAGTCATTAATTTTGTATTTGGAACCATTACTTCTACTTTGTCATCATTTGGCATAACAACTTGAAATCTATATTCAGGTTCTTGGTATTTTATTATTTGAAAATTTGTAATATCTGGAAATGCTGAGACACCATCAGACGCTATTCCAAAAGGTTTAGAATAACATAAGCTACGCATACATTTATCTTTAATAGGTTCTTCATAGCAAGTGTGACCAGCAGTGTCCCCCTTCCACGCTTTTATTTTTAAATCTAAATGAGACTTATCCCATGGAGTTTCTAGATACTTGATGTTAGCTGCCATAACCTGGTCAGGCCATTTATCTTTATATTTCTTTTTAGCAAATACCATGTAGTTATACATGAATCTATCTCGGCCATCATCTAATTTAGATTTAGAACATAAAGCTAAACAAGGTGGACCGTCTTCAAACTCTGGATCCGTTCCCATTAATATATTTGCATGAGTATCTTCAACTAATGTGTGTAGATCTTTTTTAGCAACTTGCGAGCTAAGTGCTATGTCAATAAATTCTTTTAAAGATAATTTATTTGCGTTTTTGTCGATTGCATATCTAGTAGACTCACCATTGTTATAGTATGGTAAATTAATAAAGTTACCTGGTTTAATTTCTCCTTTGTCATCTTCCTTTAATTCTTTCTGTTTAGGAAAAATTTCTGTGGTAGGCTTCAAACCTAGCGGTAACAGAAAAGCTTTTAATGCATCGATTAAATCAATCGCAGGGATAGCTTCTTTTAAAAAAATATAACAATGCAATCCGCCGCTTTTTGAGAGGATTGGTATTAAGGGTAATTTAAATTGTTGAAACAAAGATAGATATTTTTCTACCTTAAAGTTTCCATAATTTGGAGGATCAATATCTATACAGCCAAACTGAGCTGTTTTATTTAATCTACATGGTTGAACTCCAATAGAAATTTTACCTTGTAAGTGATCTTTGTAGTCATTAATGGTAAGGGGACGACCAGCCCATTCATAACCTGGTTTTATTTTATTTTTACCAGCATCTATTTCGGTCCTTGACATATCCGCAATGCCAAAGTCTCCACCATAGCCAGTAAACAGCTTTATAAATTCATTTTCCATAGCGATCCCGGGTCGGGACAGCTCCACGCTAGCTTCACTGTCCCTGTCCTCGTTAGAGGAATCTAGTAATTAGATTCTACTTTGTTAGTTTCAACCGAAGCTGCAGCTATATTACTTTTTTGTAAAGCAGCATTAAACTCAACTGCCATACTAAAGATTTCTGCGTTATCTACAGGTTTGACTAAGGAAACTGTCATTCCATGCCAAGTGAAATTACCAGAATTTTCTACAGATTTAACGTGATAAATCCGAGAGAATGCTGGAGCTGGTATAGACTTTCCTGTTCCTTGTTGAACGATAACTTCATTATCCATTAATGAGTTCCAACCTCTACTAGTTTTTAACTGAGTAGTTTTCAAAGGCATCAAAGCCTTTTCTGGTTTTTCACCCACAAGAATAACAAAATGATTTGCCGTTTTGATAATTTCATTACCATTAGACAATACATCTTTAGTACCATTCTTAGTAGTTTGAGCCATAATTTCTGGCCCTCTATCAGGGTGAACAGGTCTACCTTCACTCCTATCAAATGGCGCCCATTCTGGATATGTCATTTTGTAGAAACAAGGTATTACATTAATACCTTTTTCTCCATCATACAGTTTTTTAGTAACTGTATTGTAAAACATTCCGGCTGCTGCACCATCAACATATTTAGCATGTTTCTTTTTCGTTTCATAAGAACCACTTTGTAGTAGTTTTAAAAACGGTAAAGCTAAATCATCCTTATCTATGTTTTCTAAACCTTTTCCAGCATGTTCTTCAAAGTTTAGAGTCGCTAACGCACCTTCTTTTTTGACTGTTAAGTCGCTTGTTTCTTGTGTCATGTTATTTGTTCCTTGTTATTTTTGTTTTGTTTCCCTTAAACAGGTTAAAATGTTCAGAAGGCAAGTCTAATTGTTTTTCAACTCGCTCTCTGTACAGTGCTTTAAGAGTCATGGGTTCAACTTTCATTTTTTGTGAAGGTTGGTAACCGTTACTCTCAGCAAGACTAGCATAATTGTTAGCCTTGTTATCTTCGCCACGACCAAAGGAAACAGTGATCTCATTTTTAATAAGGTCACCCAGGTCATTGTCTCGAAGCCATTTGTATGCGCCTTCTCTTTTATCAAGAGGAATTGAGGCACCATAAATTTCTTTTACTTCAATAGAAGATTGATCTTCTAGTTTCATGGATTTTAATTTCATCTCTCCCATAATTTCGGGAATGACTTGCTCTGATATTTTATCAGCAGCTTCTTTCTTTTGTTTTAATTTTTCTTCCATGATTTTAATTTCATCCTCTAATTTTTGCAGCTCGACTACATAATTAGATAAACTTCTTACACCTTCCAATTCATTTACTTGTTGTGGGGAATGTGCTTCAAATTGTTTTGATAAATCCGCTGACGGACCACCAAATTTCTGTTCTTTAATCATCTTCTATTTCACCTTTCTCGTATAAGTTAACTTTTATTGAATAGTATGTTCTTTCTTGTCGATCCCATTTCAATAAATTGTACTTACCGTTAGTTATATCAGATACAACTGAACATGCAATTCCAATTATCGCTGGATCGCCTGTTAGTAATAAAAAATCATCTTTGGTAAAATTTTTTAATTTTTTTCTCAAAGCGAATATTACTGGACCAGGAGAAAATATAATTTGTGAATCTTCTTTCAATAAAACCTTAATATCACCAAATTTTTGAGCTCCCATAATGTTAATTTTAGGGCGTCCTTCGTTGGTACCAGGTATTTCTTGAATTACGTAAACTTTATTTTCTTTCATAGTTGACTTCTATTCTAGATAATGTAGGATGTCAACCAGAAAGAAGAACTGTTATGAATTATAAATTTAAAACTAAACCCTATGCACATCAATTAACTGCATTGGAAAAATCGTGGAAGAAAAAAGTATTTGCGTACTTTATGGAAATGGGTACTGGTAAAACAAAAGTAGCTATTGATAATATTGCTATGTTATATGACGCCGGTAAAATAAATGGTGTTTTAATTGTGGCTCCAAAAGGAGTATATAAAAATTGGTATTCTCAAGAATTTCCTACGCATTTAGCTGGTCATATAAAACCTGTGTCAGTTTTATGGCAAGCAGCAATTAATCAAAAACAACAAAAAGAATTAGATAAATTGTTTGCAACTGGAGAAGATCTTCATATTTTAATTATGAATGTAGAAGCTTTCTCTACTAAAAAAGGTGTAGATTTCGCTGCTAAATTTTTAAATTGTCACAATACTTATATGGCTATTGATGAGTCAACTACTATTAAAAATCCTGGCGCTAAACGTACAAAAAATATAGTAGGCCTTGGCAAACATGCTAAATACAGAAGAATACTTACCGGTTCTCCTGTTACTAAATCTCCTTTAGATTTATATACACAGTGTCAATTTTTAGATGAATTTTTATTAGATCACTCTTCTTATTATACGTTTAGAACAAGATACGCTATTATGCGTAAGGCACATTTTAATGGTAAATCTGTTGAAATAGTTGTGGGCTATCAAAACTTAGGTGAACTGTCTGATAAATTAAAAAATTTTTCTTACAGAGTTTTAAAAGATGATTGTTTAGATTTACCAGCTAAAACTTTTGTTAAAAGAGTAATTACTTTGTCTGATGAACAAGACAAAGTTTATCAACAAATGAAAAAAATGGCTCTTGCTTTAATGAATGGTAAAATGATTACTACTGCTAGTGCATTAACTCAATTAATGAGACTGCATCAAATAACGTGTGGACATTTTAAAGCTGATGATGGCTCTACTCAAGAAATTAAAAGCAATAGATCAGCTGAACTTATGAATGTTCTTGAAGAACTAGAAGGCAAAGCTGTTATTTGGGGTCACTGGCAACAAGACATAGAAAATATTGTCAAAGAAATATCTAAAAAATATGGTCCTGAGTCTGTTGTTACTTATTATGGTAAAACTCCAATGGACCAAAGACAAGGCAATATCACTCGATTTCAAGATGACCCTGAGTGCCGGTTTCTTGTTGGAACCCCCTCTACGGGCGGCTATGGGATAACTTTAACAGCTGCATCGACCATGATTTACTATTCTAATGGTTATGACTTAGAAAAACGTACACAGTCAGAAGCACGTATCGATCGTATCGGACAAAAATATCCTATGACTTATGTAGATATTATTGCAGAAAATACTGTTGATGAAAGAATTGTTAAAGCTCTTCGTAAAAAAATTAACATAGCCTCAGAAGTTATGGGTGAGGAGTTAAAAGCTTGGATTTAAAAATTCTAAAAAGAATGGCGTCGAAAGTAGAATACGTCAAACAAATTCTACACAACGAAAGGACGAATATGTCTAATATAACATACGGCACTCAAAAAACGGGTGTAACACGAGACTACTCAATATTTAAATATTTCGACAGAAATAGAATAGTGAGTAAAACAAATGTAGAAAAGCTAAGACAAGATATGCTTATACATGGCCAAAAAGATGAAGTAATAGTTAATGAACGTTGGCAAGTAATTGATGGCCAACACAGAATAGCAGCTTTAGAGAAAGATAAAAAAGCTGTTAACTTCAGGGTTAAACCAGGTGCAAATATGCAAGATGTGATTGCAGCTAATAATACTGGAACTAAATGGAATATCCCTGCTTGGATAAGAAATTTCTCTCATCCTGAACATAAAAATCATAAAGTTTATGTAATTTATAGTGAGTTTAAAAATAAACATAAATTATGTGATGGTGTATGCCAACTATTATTATCAGAAGATTTTCATGATTATGGTAGAAAAGCATTTAAAGACGGTACCTTTAAGGTAAAAAATCTAGGTAGAGCAGAGGAAAACGCTCAAGCTCTTGCTGAACTAGTTGCTGTTGATAAAATGTTTAATAGTGTGAGGTGCGCTCTTGGAGTTTTAAAAATCCATAAACTGCCGCATTTTAAATTATCTATTTTAAAAACTCAAGTGGAAAAATACTCTAATAAAATAACACACAGAGTTACCCATAATGATTGGGTTGATGGATTAATTAAGGTATATAATTTTAATCTTAAAGCTCCCGCTAAAAGAATAAAAAATAGTATTATTTAAATTTGTGTTGAAAGCCCCTTGTAATGAGGGGCATAAGAAAATGTAGGATATACACGCGACGCGGGCTAGAATTTTTAATTTGCGACTTTGCCGTCTTTCCATTCCATATCTGGAAGACCTTCGGTATATTTTTTACCATCAAAAGTAAGAACTTGTTTTCTATTTGAGTCTGATTGGTGATAACTTATGTGGACCCATCCCCCTGT